TCTAGTCCTTTTAGAGATTACAAATTAGAATACTCTAAAGGATTTGATAATAGAAGAGTAGCAGAACGAGAAGCACATGAAAGATGTAGCAACATATGTAAACAAAGAAATGGTGAATGGTTTGAACTAGATATTCACCAAGCAATAGACGTAATTAATAACATTAACGAGGAAGAATATGAATAAAGAACAAGAAAAACTTGACAGTTCCCCCAAGGACAACTATAATAAATTTACATCTGAGTCTGGGCATTGGTATACGCAAGAGGGTGAGCCTATGTATACTATCATAGGTGCTAATGGGAAAGAGAGAAACACTACCCTCAGAGATGCTAAGAAAGAAAGTTTAGTTCCTTCTGTCACTACCATTCTAGGTATGATAGCTAAACCATCCTTAGAAAACTGGAAAATAAATCAAGCGTTAAACTCTGCTCTTACTTTAGAGAGACAAGAGGGAGAATCCCTTGACTCTTTTGCTTTTAGATGCAAACAAGATTCTAAGAAAATTGGTTTAGATGCAGCAGCTAAAGGAACTAAGATACATTATGAAATTGAAAAAGGATTTTTAGGTGAGGGTAAAAGTAAACCATACAAAGTTATTAAGAAATGGTTAGATAAAAACTTTCCTAATGAAGAATGGATTGCAGAAGATTCTTTTTGTGCTGACTCAGGTTATGGTGGTAAGATAGATTTATATTCTAAGTCTGGAATTTTTATTGACTTTAAAACTAAAGATAACTTAGAAGATAAAGTACCATCTAAATTAGTATATGATGAACACGGTATGCAGTTGTCTGCTTATGCACAGGGCTGTGGCTTTGATGATGTAGAAAGAGTATCTATCTTTGTAGACAGAGCAAACACCGGATTAATTGCTTGTCATATATGGGATAAAGATACTCATGCTAGACACCTATCTATGTTTAATAGTATCTTAGAGTATTGGAAGCTAGTTAAAAACTATGATTCCTCTATTGACAATGCCTAGAAGAGTACCAAGAAAACCTAGACCTAAAAGAACTGGAGTACCTAAAGGGTATGATAGTATATGGGAAGCTGACTTACATAAAACTATTCTTCAAGAATGGAAACATCATTGGGGCAATATAGATTATGTTGTAGCACATAAGTATGAGCCTGACTTTGTAAAGACTTTAAAAAATAAAACAATTTTGTTAGAGGCAAAGGGTAGGTTCTGGGATTATGCAGAGTATAGTAAGTACATACATATACGAACAGCATTACCTAAAAATACTGAACTAGTTTTTTTATTTCAAAGAGCTGATGCTCCGATGCCACAGGCAAAGAAAAGAAAAGACGGAACAAAAAGAACCCATGCTGAGTGGGCTGAGACTAATAATTTTAAATGGTATAGTGAAGAAACTTTACCGGAGGAGTGGAGAACAGATGAGTTATAAATTTAATGAAGACAAAGTTATTCAAATAATACAAAGGCATATTGACCAAACATACAACGAACACTATGCACATGGTAAGTATCAAGCAACTGATATGATAGTAGATGCAGGACATGGTGAAGGATTTTGTATAGGAAACATAATGAAGTATGCTATGAGGTATGGAAAAAAGAACGGAAAGAACTCAGAAGACTTGTTAAAGATTATCCACTATGCTATAATAGCTTTATATTTAATAGAGGATAAAAATGATTGAAGATAAAATTGGACAGAAACCTTATCTTGGTATTTGTATAGACTATGATAAAGAAAATAATTTAGACAAATTTAGTATTGATACTTTAAAGGATAGATATTTTTGGGAAAACGAAACACACGCACAAGAAGCATTCGCAAGAGCTTCTGTATTTGCAGCCACCTACAAAGGGGAGACCGACTATGAACTTGCTCAAAGACTTTATAACTACAGCTCCGATTGTTGGTTCATGTTCAGCACTCCTATACTTAGCAACGGAGGAACAACTCGTGGGCTTCCTATCAGTTGCTTCCTTAATTATGTTCCTGACAGCAGGAATGGGCTATCTGCTCATTATGACGAGAACATATGGTTGGCGAGTTCAGGTGGAGGCATCGGTGGATATTGGGGAGATGTTAGGAGTAACGGTATATCTACTACTCATGGTAGTCGTTCTACTGGGTCAATCCCCTTTATGCATGTAGTTGATTCTCAGATGTTAGCCTTTAATCAAGGCACTACAAGACGAGGAAGCTATGCAGCTTACATGGATATCAGTCACCCAGAGATAGAAGAGTTTGTAAACATGCGTAAAGAATCCGGTGGAGATATAAACAGGAAGTGTTTAAACTTACACAATGGTGTTAATATAACTAATGATTTTTTAAATGCTGTTAAAGAAGATGAAGACTGGAGACTTATAGACCCTAAGACTAACGAAGCTGTAAAGATAATTAACGCTAGAGATTTATGGTGGCAGATTATAAATGCAAGAGCTGAGACTGGTGAACCTTACATGGTTAATATAGATACATGTAACGAAGCTTTACCCAAGTCACAAAAAGATTTAGGACTTAAGATAAGACAAAGTAATTTATGTTCGGAGATTACTTTACCTACTAACGAAGAACGAACAGCAGTTTGTTGCTTATCATCTGTAAACTTAGAACACTTTGATACTTGGTCTAAAGAACCAGAGTTTATAAATGATTTGATAACAATGCTTGATAATGTTTTACAGCACTATATAGATAATGCAGTAGACACAAACCAATTAGGAGAATATAGTGCAAACTTTAAAAGATTTATTAACTACATTAAAGAAGGTAAAGAAGGGTATGCTAAATCAGCTTACTCAGCTTACAGAGAAAGGTCTCTTGGTTTGGGAGCAATGGGCTTTCATGCCTACCTCCAATCTAAAAATATTCCGTTTGAAGGAATCTTTGCTGTGGGATTTAATCACAAAGCCTTTAACTATATTAAAAAAGAAGCTACCAAAGCCACCAAACTACTGGCAGAAGAAAGGGGTGAAGCTCCTGATGTGCATGGTAAAGGGGTTAGGAATGCTAATCTATTGGCTGTTGCTCCTAATGCTAGTAGTAGTATTATTTGTAGTGGTACTTCCCCTAGCATCGAGCCATATAGGGCTAATGTCTATACACACAAAACTTTGTCAGGTACTTACCAAGTTAAGAACCCATACCTAGAAAAACTTTTAAAGTCTAAAGGTTTAAAACCAGCTCAACTAAATAAAATTTGGAAGAGCATATCAGGTGACGAAGGTTCTGTTGCTAATGTAAAAGAACTTACTGACAAAGAAAAAGAAGTATTTAAAACTGCAAATGAAATAAATCAAATATGGATTGTAGAACACGCATATAAACGACAAGAATTTATATGTCAATCTCAGTCTGTTAATTTATTCTTTACACTTCCAAAGGCAACCGAGCCTCAAGAAACACACGATGAATACATGCAGTATGTCAACGATGTACATTGGTATGCTATGAATAAATTAAAATCTTTATATTACTTTAGAACAAACGCTGCAAGAAATGCAGAAAATATTAATGTTAAAGTTCCACGCATCAGGCTCGATGATGTGGAATGTATTGCCTGTGAAGGCTAAGGAGAACTTATGAGCTTATTAGGAACGAGAGATTATTACAAACCATTTGAGTACCCTTGGATGTTTGATTACTATGTGTTACAAAATCAAATGCATTGGATGCCTGAGTCTGTACCTTTACACACAGATGTAAAAGACTGGCAAGAACTTGAGCCAAAAGAAAAGAATTTACTTACACAAATATTTAGATTGTTTACACAATCAGATGTAGATGTAGCCTCCGGATATATAGATAAGTATATGCCTATCTTTAAAAAACCAGAAGCTAGAATGATGATGGGTTCTTTTGCTAACATGGAGTCTATACATCAACATGCGTACAGCTTACTACTTGATACAGTTGGAATGCCTGAACTAGAGTACAAAGCTTTTGCTGAGTATGAAGAGATGGCAGACAAGCACGACTATGTCGGTAAGTTTAAACCGAGCCGAGCTAAGAAAGAAACCATAGCTAAGACACTTGCAGTCTACTCAGCCTTTACAGAAGGGTTACAGTTGTTCTCTAGCTTTGCTATACTACTTAACTTCCCTAGATTTGGAAAGATGAAAGGTATGGGTCAGATAGTTACTTACTCTATTCGTGATGAGTCAATGCATGTTGAAGCAATGACAAAGTTATTTAGAGAGTTTATACAAGAGAACATAGAAATCTGGACAGATGATTTCAAAAAAGAACTATACGAAATATGTAGACATATGGTACAATTAGAAGATAAGTTTCTTGATTTAGTATTTGACATGGGAGACATGAAAGGATTAACTAAGAAAGATATGTACGCATACAATAGATACATAGCAGATAGAAGACTGCTACAGTTAGGATTGAAAACAAACTTCGACCAAAGAGAAAACCCACTAGGATGGATAGACGAGGTCATGGGAGTAGAGCATCAGAACTTCTTTGAAGGTAGAGCTACTACTTATATGAAAGCTGGGTTACGAGGAAGACAAGATACAATAACTTTTACAGGATTATAAAATGAAAACCAAGAGAAAGGAAGCTGTGCTTCTTGGCTACAAGTTACTATATGATAAAACAGGGAAGTTGATTACAGAAAGAGTATCAACAGATATTAAAGAACTTCAAAAGTTTATGACTCAGACCGAGTATAGTACATTACATACTATAGTACGAGAAGCGACAGCTAAACTAGATGAGATTCATAGTCATATAGAAGCAAACTTAAATGCTAGATATATGGACCAATAGGTGTATAGATATTTATAGCTTTTTCTTTACCCTTAACTCTAATAGGCATAAGAACTTCAACAGGAATAGTTATCTTTCCTATTGTAGATTCGCCTATTAGTAGGTTTTTACCTGCTTCTTTAGTAGCACTTTCTAAACGAGCTGCAAGATTTACACAGTCACCTATGGCTGAGTAATCAAACCTTGTTTCGCTTCCCATGTTTCCTACAACAGCTTCTCCGGTGTTAATCCCTATGCCGATTTGGATTCCTAAGTCGGCTTCTTTCATATCTTCAATGATATCTAATGCAGTTAGTACAGCTTTCTCTTCGTGATTAGGCAGGTCTATTGGTGCATTAAAGATTGCCATCATTGCATCTCCAATATACTTATCTACCATACCACCATGTTTTTTAACAGCATTGGATTGAATCGTCAGGGTCTTGTTCATTATTTCTGTGACTTCTTCAGGTTCTAGTTTTTCTGATAAACTTGTAAAGCCTCTAACGTCTGTAAATAAAAACGTACATCTTCGTCTATCTCCTCCTAACTTTAAAAGCTCTGGATTTTTTGCAAGTGCAGCAACCTGTCTTGGGTCGAGGTAGTGTTCAAATTGTTTTTTAATTTGTTGTCTAAGTTTGTATTGAGTTCTAAAGTTTAACCAAAATTGTTGAGTAGAAATTAAAACCATAGAAATTAAACTCCAAGTCACATCTATCAAATAATTTATGCTAATTAAGTACTGTCCAAGATATGCGATTAGAGCAAACAAAAACCCAACTAATACTACGCCAAGGGTCACACCAGAATAAGCGATTACAAGGGCTGTAAGAAGCCCTGAGAGGCATAATAGTCCTAGCTCTACTACCAATCTATAATCTGGAATCATTGGACTATCTATTAACATACTTTCTGCAAGAGCTGCTTGAATTTTATGTGGCTCTAAAAGTCCGGAAGGAGTTGCAAGTTGTGGTGATATTCCTTTAGCTGTAAATCCTACAAATACAAATGTAGATTCTGCTTTATGTAATTCATCTAAAGTTATTTGTGGTGTATCTACCCAACTAATCCATTTACGACCAAGACTATCTGTTGAAGTAGGTGGGATGCCTCGTACTCTAATCTGTTCAATTCCATTTTGATTAGTTACAATCTGATAAGTTTGACCACCTCCTAGTATTTTTAAAACTTCCGTTCCAAATGAAGCAACCCACCCACTATCTGTTTGTTGTAATAAAGGTATTTGTCTAACAAGATTATCTACATCTACTGGAGCAGACACAGCACCTTGATTAGCTGACTCTTTTAAGATGTCAATGTTCTGTAAAAATCCTTGAGCTTTTGGTAAAGATACTATAGGTCCTTTAATCACAGTACCTACTGTCTTTGGGTAAATGCCATTGTCTATCTCTGGCATAGCTATAACACTTGCAGACTTTGAAAGCTCTAAAGCAAACTCAGCATCACCACCGAGTCTATCAGGATGTGGAAACAACATAACCCATCCTACTCCATAAGCTCCAGCATCTATAATGTCTTGATGTATTTCTGCAAGTCTTTGTCTGGGCAGAGGATAACCTCCTTCTTTGTTGAGGTCTTCTTCGGTAATGTTTAGTATTGTGAAATGCCCTGAAGGAATAGGGGTTTCAATTAAGGCATCAAAGGTCTTGAGCCTAAGAATTTCTAAAGGTACAGAGTTAAAAAGTAAAGGTACACAGAGTAGTGCAAGTAAAGGAAAGGACCATTTCATATTAATCTCCTTGAGTTATTTTTATGGTAGAGTTACCCCCACCATTCACAACTATCTGAGTGCTTTTTCCACCCTGAATAAGAATAACAGTATATGCATTACCCTTATCTAAATCTAATCTTACAGTATCTTCTAAAGTTTTATAAAAGGTAATCATGTTATCAGTTACAAAAGTATTTATTTGTGTGTTAGAATCAAATCCAACTGATGTACCTTTTAAATCTATGTCAGTTCTTAATAGTGTTTTTGTAGTGTCTAGTTCGTTTATGTCTTCGATGATATTTAATAAATCTTCTAAGAAGTTTACATCAAGATAGTTTATATCTAACTCTGTAAACTCTAAATCATCTCCTGCTAAATAGTCTTGTTCTAAATCGTCAAAAGCGAGATAGTCAGTATCAAGAATATTACGTGTATTACTATTTCCGTTTTGTCCTGTGGCAACGGTGTTCTCCTTTGGTTTACTTACAATCAACATGTTATCTATTAACTCTAAAGTTAAATCTAAGATAACTGGGGGAGTGGGTTTAGTTTCAAACATAGAAACTGTTGTAGCTTGGTAAGGCTTGTTAAGTACAACCTCTCCCATAGCTGTAGCAACTACAATCTCCCCACTAGGTAGACCATCGTTGTCAGGTAATAAGATAACTAAACTGCGACCTAGTTCGTCTACAGTCACAGTAAAATCTGTACCACGAATACCTATCGTAGCACTTGGAGTTTTTATAAATATATTTTCTTTATCTATAGTTGCGAGTTTTCCTGTGATAAATCTTGCAGTACCACTCGCAAACTGTAGAGCCATCTTAGATTTAGATGGGTCAGGGTCATAGATAAACTCATCAATTATAAGTTGAGAGTGTTCAGTCAAACGAACTTGACTGTCATCTAAAAAAGTAATGCCCATTCTCCCATTAGAAGTCTGGACATTATCAAAACTATTTATGTCAAAAGTTAATGAAGCTTTGTAGGCTTGGTCTCTTACAACTCTGCCTGTTCCGTTCAGCTCAGTTATGTTGCCAATATTAGCAACCGACTGCTGTTCCCCCATCGTTTTGAATGACACAGACAGTACCATTACTGCCAGTAGAAAGTATCTTAAGCCAATCATTATCTAATGTACTCTGTTGTTGTATGTTAAATGTTCTAGAACTTCCTGTCTGGTCTAAGTAAAAGTAACCACCTGCATAGCCTTGTCCATCAAAGCTTACTGTGTTGCTATCACCATCCACATCTACATAACTTGTACCACCATCATAATCTATATCAAAGTCTAGTTGGTTTCCTGAACCATTGATTATCCAATCAAGGTCTGTATTACTAGCCATAGAACTGGTTGCTAAGTCAAGCGTAAAAGTGTTAGTACTTCCAGTTACATCAACATTTAAGTTAGAACTATCTGCTCCGTATGTGTTTGTTGGGTCTACTTGAATTGTGAAACTATTACTGTCTCCATCAAACTCAAAGAAACCTGTCAAACTATCAGCAAGAATATCTCCTAAAAACTTATTAGTATCACCAATTTGATTGATGTCTAATGTCATACCTGTTCCATCTAAATCAAAAGGTGTTAAAGTTCCTGCAACAGAATTTAAACCTCCGATAATATTAGCAGAACCAAGTTGTTCTAAATCAAGATTTGCTGTTGCACCAGATTGTTCAACATATATTTCATTATCTGCAGCGTATATACCTATTGATATAATAGCTACAAAACTTAGTATTATTTTATTCATATTCCCAATAGCCTCTATCTATTCCTATGTTTATAATATTCATCACTCCTGTCTCTATTGATTTTTGTAAAGCAATAGAAACACTTTCATTCTCAGCTACACCACCTTCTATTTCTACTAGCTCTGTTTGCTGTTCAATAAAACGAAATATATCTTGAGAAATACTTGTTGATAAAATGCTTTTAGTTACTAAAGTTTCCATTAACACTTCACCAGTTGATACAGAAACTAATCGTAATGATATTGTAACTGTATCTTCTCTGTATTGTTTGCTATTACCTATCCCTAAATAACGAGCACCCAATCCTCCAGATTTTAAATTAGCTTCATACGAAACTACTCCACCCTGAACTAACAACCCTGCAAAAAGCAGAGGTTTTAATTTGTTATCTTCTTCAAACTCTTTGCGAGTTGTTCTAATAAGTTGTCTTTCTTTTGTAAGGTCATCTAAACCTACACGTTCTACAACTCTAAAAAACTTTCCACCGGATGTGTGTTTAAAAGCTCTAATTAAAAAAGCTTCTGGAGCTTGAGTAATAGCTGTACTAAATAAAGCAAAAGTACTATTACTTCTTCGTTGCCCTGTTAAATCTTTAAAGCTATTAGGATATATAGCTATAGTAGGCTGTACTTTAGCTGCTGGTAAATTTCTTAATGTTTCTGATTGTAGCTCTATAGTAGAAGGAGACTGTATTTTTTTTGTTAATACTAAGTCATCATTCTGACTTATAACTGCACAACTAGAAAGTAAAACTACCAATAGGCAACTGAATAACCGTGACATTTCCATCTGCATCCGTAATTGTAAGTGTTATTATATCACCATCACTTGTGTAAGAAATGGTATTCCCTTCAAGTTCTATAGTACCTTCTGTACTAGGATTCTCCCCAAATAAATTCTCTACTAATTGTCTTGACAGTTGTGCATAAATACGAGACTCCAAGTTTCTTATGAATCTTGCAAGTGTTGTATTTTCTTTATCTCTTTTAATTTGTTCTTGTAAAGCTTTTAACTCTTCTTTAATAGTCATCTTACGATTGAACTCTTGGTTTTCTATTGTAAGATAATGTGAGCTAGTATTGTTGCCATTAAACGAAGGTGACTTAAATTTAAAACCCATCTCATCTGCTAAACTTTCTACAGAAAAAAATATAATTAACATAGACCAAAAGAATATGCAAAACTTGCAATTTCTAATAGCCTTGTCGCTTTTAAATGTAGGTATTAATTTCATATTAAAATACTGTACTTATTAATAACATAGATAAACACATTAATCCTAACACGCAGACCTGCACTATTGAAGCAATAGTAATTTGTGTCATAGGATGTATGTCTTCAATCTTTTCTTTGGTCATCTCTATCTGCCTTCGCAATCTTATCTATCTCTATAAGGTTTGGTGTACCTAATAAAGTTTTAAGTAGAACATCCTGTCTAATACTTTGATTATCCATTGCTCTTACTCTGTCTATTAAACTAACTATGATACCATATTGACTATCTAGTTTAGTTGATACTCGTTCTTCCATCGTATCTAAACTCGCTTGTACTTTATCATCTAAAGTATCTAGCTTTGTTTCCATACCATCAATAATTCTGTTGATAAGTTTCCATATAAACAAACCTAACCCTAACGCTGCTGCGATTGGAAAGCCTACCTCGTTTATTAAACTTATAACTTCAGCCATTCTTTGTACCTAAAATAATCCCTACGTTCTGGACACCAATACCAGCCTTTAGGATGTGTTGTTTCTTCTTCTGTCTCTTCCTTCTTCTTGTCCTCGTACCAATGACTTCCACCGTCTTCCATTAGTCTTTGTTGGTGTTTGAAGCACCAAAGTAAAAGCTAATAACAGCACTAGCAAGACCACCAAGATAACCTAATACTAAGTTAATTAAAGCTTCTGAGTTCTGCTCTGGTGGTTGAAGGGTAACTAAAAATATATAACCCATAAATCCACCGACTACAGCTATACCCATAATACGAGCTGTCCAATCTTTACTAAATTTATTTCTAGCATCTTGACCATCAGCTACTTCTAATTTAAATACATCAACGTCAAGCTCTTTCATCTGTACTTCAAAATCATTCTCAGCTTTTTTAAGTTCTAGCATTTGTTCAGGAGTAGCTTCTGCTACAGCCTTCTCTATTGCCTTTGGATTGTTAGGACATCCTAAGACATCAGCTATCATATTAGCTGCCATGCCTCCCATTGGTCCACCTAATGCAGTCCCTAATGTAGGTGCAACAGCTCCAACTATGTTTTTTAATAATGCTTTCATTTCATACTCCTAATACCATATCTTGTAATTCTTTACTACGTCTACCAACTTGACCAAACCAACGACTGTCTTCCATTTGTACAGCCATTTCTTTCCAGTCATGTCTTCTACAAGCTCTTAACATATTTTTAAATTTGGCAAGTCTAGAACCACCAAGATTAAAACACATATTAACTATAACATGTTGTATGTCTTCTGGTAATCCATCCCAGTCTTCGTTTATTCCAAATACATGTTTAGCTTCTATGTAATGTTTTTTAAAATCTTCTTCGTAATACATATCTACAACTTCTTGTGATACTTTCGTTCCTACCTCCCAATTATATTCAGGGTCTTGAGGCTGACATAAATGTCCTATACCTAAAGTCTTATATCCTAAACTATCTTCGTAGATTTCAAGGACCTCGCCTTCGTGTCTTTTTATTTGTGCTTTGCATTCTTCTACATTCATTTTAACAAATCCTCCATTTGTTTTGTAATGCCTCTATCCTCTTCATCTTTAAGAATAACCCCAGCTACTTCATTGTAAGTAGCGTTTACTCCTCGCATTTTAATTTCATCTGGTTCATTGCCTACTTTAGGTACATCATAAACTAAACCACCTTTAGAAAATAATGATTTATAATCTTCTTTTTCTTTTTTAGGTTCTTTAGTTAAATCTCTACCAAATTTTCTAATATCTTTTCGTGTTTCATATGGTAATATACTATATCCCGGAATATTTGTTACAGCAATTTCTGGTATTCCTTTTCTAAATGAAATTCCATCAATTACATCTTGAGGTAAAGGACCAGCAAAAGTTTTTAAAGCAGAAGTTAATTGCCCAGCATTACGGTCTTCATTTTCTGTAAATCGATAAGCATAATCAAAAGGTCCAGTTCCTCCCCATCTACGTAAAGCTTCTCCAATCATTTCTCCTTCTGGTTTTGGCTCTTCTGTTTCATAATCATAATAATTATTGCCTTGACTTCTAATTGTGTTTCCAACATGAGCTACTGCAGTCATTAACAAAGCAGTTGGAATTAATTTTGGAATAGTTTGTACTGGATAATTATAAAATTCATTTGCAAATCTTCTTAAAATAGTATTATTAAAAACTGTTGGATATCCAGCAAACTGTACTAACAACTGAGCAGCAGGAGTAGAAAACCACAAAGGTCTATTAGCTTCTGCAGTACTTGGATTTAAAATAATTTCTTTTGTAAATCTATTAGCACCAGATGTTAAATCTTCTCTATAAAAATCTTGTTTTTTTGCAAGGCTATCATCAAATTTATTATTTCTTAATGATTTATTATACCAATTAACTGCTTTAGTTTTATCAATACCTAAATCATTTAATTGTTGAGTTAAATATTTTTTATTTTTTTCAGTTAATTTTCTTCCTAATACAGTTTTACCTGTAGCTAACTGTCTAGCGTTTGTTTTTATTAATCTTTTACCTGTAGTAAAAGAAGCTAATTGTACAGCTTTTGTCCATTGTGTTAATAAATTTGCTTTAAAAAATGCTTGTTGCATTGTTTTTGCAGTTGGACCATATAATCCTTCACCAGCTAAACCTTCAATTCTTTCTTGTACAGCTTGTTCTAAAGCAAGTCCTGTTTTGTATAGTTCTCCCCAAGTTTCATCATCTAAATCTTTTACATTTTTAGTTTTACCACCACGTAATCTATAAAGAGCTTTTAAACTTCTATCAACAACACTACCACCTTCTTTTACAATAGCCTTACCAATTTGTGTAATAGTAAAAGGAACATCTGTAGCCCCTACTCTTGTTAATAATATTAAAGGTTCAGTTAAACTTGATAAAGTAGCCCAAGGTAAATGAGCCATTTGTTGTGATAATTTTAACCAATCTGCAGTTCCTCTTGCAGCATTGTTTCTTTTTAATGTACTTTCAGAAAAAGTTTCAATTCCAGTTACTCGGCTATGCATAAGCAATAAACCCTTTCTAACATCTTCAGCTTGTTTTTTAGATAAACCTTTATTTATTAAATCATCAACAACCGGTTGTATTTGTTTACTATTAAAATTGTCTGTACTTTTACCAAAAAATCTAGTACGTTCTATAGCTTGAGAAATATTAACAAAATAATCTTCTAAAATTGTTTGAACATCAGTTTCAATAAACTCTTGTATTTCATTATTTTCAAGATTTGAAAACCTTCTTTGTTGCATAAAGCTACCAGACGAACCAGCTTTTCTTTTACTTCTTAATTCAAATGGAACCCAACGATACTCTAACATATCGTCTACAATTTGAGTAGCTTTAAGTTCTTTAGCTTTATCTAAATTACCTTCAGCATCTTTTAAAAAATCTCTACCAAAAACATCTTGGTCAATTCCTACTGCATCTTCTTTTATTCCTTTAACCTTTACACCATCAGATGTTTTAATTGTAATTTCATCAATATCATTAAGTGGGTCAGCATGACCTGCCTTAATTAAAAGTTGTTCAAATTTTCCTCGTTTGTCGTTAAGAATATCATACTTAAAAAGTCTAGGTAAATAACCCATACCTTGTTTAATATTAGTTCCAAATAAACCTACTGACCTTCCTTCTTCAAAAGCATCATCAATTTGAGTTTTAACTCCTTTATACGAACTAATAATATCATCATTAATATTAAAATTTATTCCAAACTTATTAGAATAATTTTTATTTTTTAAGTTATCAATATTTTTAAAATTTATAGATTTGTCAGATAGTAAAGTAAATAATTGGTCATTTTGTTCTCCTATTATTTTACCTCTAAATCCTACTCTATATAAAACATTTAATCCTTTAGCTAAACCATACAAATATTTGCCTTGTCTTTCGCCTAAAGCTAACCCATATGATTTTTCTTTAACACCTTGATATCCTTCTTTAAACATTCCAGAATCATAATCGTATCTAAATTTTTTCAGAAGTTCTTGTAAAGGTTTTGATTTTTCTGCCCATGCTAAAAATTTAGTAGTGGGTTTTCCTTGAGTATTAGATAATATTTTATATAAATTATTTTTACTTTTATGTTCTAAACTATCTTCTAAAAATTGATTATCATTAATTTCTTTTCTAGTTTGAGATTCAGCAATATCATCAATAGCAGTTTCGTTTGTATACTTAAATTCTTTTGTTAAATATCTATTACCATACAAACCAGTAACAGCTCCAGCTACGCCACCGGCAGCCCCACCAATACCTGCACCTAAAAGTGTTCGACCAGCAATCATAGAAGCATCTATTTCATCTCGTAAACCTAAATCAACATCAATATCTGAAAGAAAATAACCATGAGGCATTTCAATAGCAGCTCCTTCCAAAGCTCCAATTTTAGCTGTTTGTTTTACATCTCTTAAAGTTTTAGCTTTTTTAAGTGATTGTCGTTTTGCAATTTGTTGAGCACTTAATCTTTTTAAACCAGCTTGAGCTGCAGTTCCTAAAGCTCCTCTAGTTGCTAAAGAAGTTCCTCCAGTTGGAATAGCAAATAAAGCTGCTAATATATTAAAAGGGTCACCTAATATATCTATACCAATATCTTTAACAGCAGTAAATCTTTCTTTAAATCCTTTTAGTTCAGCATTATCAAATTGTTGTTTTAAATATACATAATCATCAATTTGTTGTTCATCCCAACTATTTGTTTGACCTGCACGAATAGCAGCAGAACTTAAACTGTAATCTGCATCTCGTAAGTATTCAAAAATATTATCGTTTTCGTTAATACTTTGTAAAAATCTAGTAGCTCGTTTAGCAAACTCTGGATTTTCTTCTAATTCGCTTAAACTTTTTTTACCTGTATTTTGAAAAAGAGGTTTATAATTAGGATTACTAAACTCTTTACCTATAGTCGAATCATAAAGTTCAGTTTTACTAGATGTTTGATTAGGAATAGGTTGAACTACAGCTTCTGGAACTTTAATTTCTTGAAGGGCTTGTTGTTTCTTTTTTTCCTCTTCTTCTAGTGCATCCATAAATGCATCAAGTTGATTAGGCATTAGTCTTCTCCAAATAAATTTCCAAGTTTTTCTTGCATCGTATCTATAAAATATCTATTTTTTATTAGATAATCTGATACCGAATAATTATCTCCTTTGTTGTAATTATTTCTCCAATAGTTTGCTTGAGCTTGAGGGTCAGTAGGTATAGGTTTTGTTACTGTCATTAAATAACCTCTTGCAAAAGCTGCTGAATAAATTGGAGTTTCTAAATCTTCGGCAGTAGCTGTAGATAAATCTATACCTAACGATTCTTTTAATTGTTTGTTATATGTTTTTAAATTTTGAAAGCTATTAGGTTCTTTAATTCTACGTTGAACCTCAGTCATTGCTTTATCAGCTTTTACTTGAAAAATTCCAGTAGCTGACGAGTTTGGATTAGAAAAAGTATTTTCATTTTCTCCAAAATCAGATTCTACTCTTGCTATGTCTCTCATAAACAATCGTAAATTTTTTACATATTCTGGTGATTCATTTTCAGACAATCCTGTAACAGCATTAATAGCTGCCATTGTTACATCTCTTCCAACATTACGAGATTTAAATAAAATTTCTTTTCCAACTTGTTTACTTTGACGTATTTCAGACTCCATAGTCATTATATATTCTTGTTGATTTAATCCTCGTGGATTAGGAATAGAGTCAAAGAAGAAATCTAAAGTTTTTTGTCTTTCTGTTTCTGACACATCTGTTGTTAAAATTTGTTCTACAATCATATCATAATTTTTAATTTTTCCTTTCTTAGAAAAATTGTTATATTCTTTAGTAGCAATAAATCCTTTACGACTTACATCTATACCTTCACCCAACACTAAATCTAAAGATTCTCTTGATTTTTCTGGGTTATATCCTTCTTGATAAATATTTTTTTCATCAATATTTGGTTCTATATATCTATAACCACCATCAAAACCAAACTCATCGTCTGTAAATCCAGCTTTCATAACCATAGCAATAGAAAATTGATTTCTAAATTCTTCGTCTTGTATTGCTACTTTAAATTGATTTATTTTTTCTGAATCATCTTCAACTTCTTTATACAAATCCATTGCAAAATTTGGGTCATCATTAAAACGTAATGATAATGCTGTAGCACCTTTTAACATTTCATTTCTTAATGGTTCATTAGCATCAAATACATTTGTTAAATGGTCCCATTTATATTCAGATAATATAGTATCGTCTGACCTAGCAAAAAATCCATAATTTGTAGATAATAAACCTCTAGAGTCTATCTTTGCTAATTCTTTATCTACAATTTTACTTTTCATAGTAGTATAAGCTTGAGTTACTCTATCTCTTGTTTCTTGAGGTAAAGAATCAACTGCATTTTTATATCGAGTAGGGCTTACTCTAATTCTAGCAAGAGCTTTGTCAACTATAGGAACTACCATGCCTTTAAAATCTAACTCATCTAACACAGTATCTAAACGAGAAGGTTGTAATTTATCAACTGTTAAGTTTTTAAATAAATTTATGCCACCTTTAGATTCTGCTCTATTACCAATATGTTGAAACATATCTTTTACACCACCAATTATATTAGAACGATTTCTTAATTCTCTTCTTAAGATTTCATAGTTTTGAGATTCAAGCCTAGTTAAACGATGTTCATCTAAACCAAGACCTGCTCTTAATAATTCTAACCTATCCATATCAGCATAGCCATCTTCATTTTTAAAAATATCTCTAAGTTCGTTTTCAAATCTTTTATATTTTTCTACGCCTGTATCATCTTTTGAAAATAAATCTATAGATAGTTGTTGTAAGGCTTCTTTTTTAAGAGTTGAATATGCAGCAGGATTTGATGTTTTAAATTCTTCTAAATTAGGATAGGAAATTTTAATTTGACTATCAATATAAGGACTCCATTTATTTTCTAATTGAGCTTTATAAAAACCACCTTTTTCTGTTAAAAATAAATTAGCTCTTTCTTCTGTGCTTTTATCAGTATGAAAATTATCAGGAATAACACTTATAACATTAGAAAGACCTGACATTTGTTTAGCTTGAGCTCCATTATTAATTTCATCAAAAGCCATACGGTCATCTAATTCTTTAGACCTTTTATTATAAGCACCTTTAAAAATAGCTTGACCAGTAAGCATAAGTGCTAAAGCTTGTTGAACTCTGTCTTGTTTCTTAGCTCGTTTAGCTGCTGCTGCTGCTTGGTCAGATTGTCGTTGCAATAAAGAACCACCAAGCTCTTCAATGCTCATATCTTTGTAATTACTCATTATATCGCTAAAACTCTCAGCCATATCTAAACTCCTGTTTTACCTAGTAAACTTTCTTTTTGTTGCATAGCAGGTCTACGTTTTTGTAGTATACTTTCTTTCATTTTACTCATATCTAAGTCTGCTAGTTTTTGTTGTATTTCTCCACCGACTGAAGCAGGGTTAATATTTTTAACAACTGCATCTTGAAATCTGCCTCCCGGACCGATAGATTTATTAAATTCTTGTTGTTGTAACATTTCTTCTTTAACAGTATCTTCATCACTTTCTTCTAATTCTTCTTCTCCGGGTCTGTCAAGTGTTGGTCTAATACCTGCTTTTTCTGCAATAGCTAACAACATATACATAGTTGGTTCTAATAATTGTAACATCATATCAGGATTAAACTTACCTTTTTGAAATCCTGTCATTAATAACATTTGAGCTACATCATCAATAGGAGTACCTTCAGCCATTAAATTTGTAACCGTAGATAAATTTTTATCTTCTAATAAACCTAAGAATATTTTTTGTGTAGCTTCTTTTACAGAAGTCATTTGTGGAGGTTGTTCCCATGGATAAGGTTGTTCTTTAGAATTAGTCAAAGACTGACCGGGAGTGTGCCTTTCAAAAATATGTTCTTCTGCTCCTTGTGCTATTTGATTTTCCATTAATTACTCCTATACAGTTGCTAGTTTTTCTATTACATCTTCGTAAGTAGTACCATAACCACCTACATCAAATCCAGATACTTTAGGACCTTGTATGTTCATAGACATTAAGAACTGGTCATTTAAATCTTTACCTATATCAAAAGTTGTAGTATCAATAAAGTTTGCAGGTTGTGTTACACTATAGTTTGTTCTGTTTGCAAGACTATCAAGACCTACATCTGTAAAGTAATCTGCTTTATCTTTTTTAACTCTAGCGTTGTAAGCAGCTATTTGAGCTTCTCCTTCCATTTGAGTCATGCCATATGTACTTAAAGCTCCTACTTTTTTATAAACACCTGCTTCTTTACTATCCCCTATATATTCTCTAATGCTTTGGTCTTTTTGTTTACCATCCCAAATACTTTTTTTACTGTCTGTTGCTTTAGCTATCATATCTTCTGGGGTTAATCCACCAACAGCAGAATCAAATGTACCTCCAGCATATTTATCAAAAGCTTCTTGACTTTTAAAAATTTCATGTTGCTTAGTTGCTTCATTAAAACCACCATATACTTCATCTTTTTTTAATTTTAAATCGTCAGGTGTAAAGCCTTCTTTGTCAGAAATAGTTCTAAACTCATCTCGCATAAAAGCACTTTGACTTCTTCCTAAATCTGCAGAAGCTTTTATAGCATCTAACTCACCACTAGCATCTAATACTTTTAATTCGTCTCTAGTTAGTTCACTTAATAATTCACCATCTTTAGTTTTTAATGCAAGGTCTTTATTAAAAATATTTCCTTTATCAGATGGGTCTATGAATCCACCAGTTACATCACTTACAAAATCTCTAAATGCACTTCCCATTCCTCGTGCACCTTTTTTCATAAATGGTTGACTTACTTTGTTCATACCAAATTCAATAGCATCACTTACTTTATTAAACACAGTACCTACTCCATCTTTAATCCAAGTAGCTCCTTGTTTAATTTTAGAACCAACATCCATAATAAATTTACCAAACTTGCCCATATTACCTAGCCACCCTGTCAGCATATTACCTATGCCCGGAAGTAGAAAAGATAAAGCAATAGAACCTAATGGACCTAACTTTCCAAAAGCTTTAGCAACTTTACCAAAACCTTTTTTAATAGCTTTGCCTATTTTCTTAAATACTTTTTTTATTTTCTTTCCAACTTTTCTTAAAAATCCCATGTCTTTTTCCTATATTAATCTAACCAACCATCAACTAAACTTTTAATTGCAGTCAGGTTTGTGTTCCAGTTACTTTCTTTAGAAGCTCCTGTCTCGTTTCCTAGAGCAGCAATTAACAAAGAAGCTTTACGTTGTTCATCGTTATCCCACCTTCTAAAGTTAAAGTCTGCTTGGTCTCTAAGTTCTTGCCATAAAAAGTTTTGTGCAGAAGCAGCTAGTCCAAATGCATTCTGTGCATTCTGTTGATTAACTGCATTTTGTGCTGCAGTATCTACTGTATTAGCTTGTCGTCTCCATGCTACATTACTTTGTGCTATAGCTGTTTCATTTGCTGTATTAAACTTTTCTTGTTCAAAAGATTGTGCAGAATTAAATTGACTTACTTGTGTATCTAATTGTGCTTGTAATCTTAAAGCTTCTGCTTCGTTACCAACCCTTCTAGCTTCAGCAGCATTCTTTTGAGAGTTGTTAAATTGTTCCATAGAGTTAGTTTGAGAAGTATTAAACTGACTCATATTAGCAGCCATACTAGCCATAAACTGGTCTGTTTGATTTGCACTAGTAGCATTAAATTGTTCAGCAACATTTAGTGCAGCTTGGTCAGATAACAATCGTTGCTGAGCCTGTTGAGCTTTCATCATGTTAGCTTGTTGATTATTATTAAGATTAGCCATATCCATTGTTAAAAAGTTTTTAGCGTTTTCAACAGCTAGTCTTTCTCTAGTACTTAAATTAGCAATGTCCATCTGAGCCATAGCTGTAGCTTTTTGCATAATAGCTTGTTGTTCAGCATTCATGTTCTGTATTTGTACAGTCTGCATAAATTTACTGTTAGCTAATTCTACTTGTTGCTCAGTTGTAAACTTAGCCATATCCATGTTAGCAACCATACCAGCATTTTGCATAGCTCTTTGTTGGTCAACATTAAGTTGGGCTACACCCATTGCATTTGCCAACTTAGAATTATTAATGTTCGTATTCATCTGAGCATTAAGATTTGCTAATTCAGTTTGTTGGGCAGCACTTAAGTTTTCAGAACTTGCTTGATTAAGAGCTGAAAGATTTGCTAACTGCATCTGTTGTTCGTTAGATAAATTAGCTAATTCCATCTGCTGTTTAAATCCAGCGTTCTTAGATAAGAAATCTGCAGCTACTTGCATCTCTGCTAGTTTAGCTTGGTTCTCTGCATTCTGATTAGCTCCTTCAGTTTGTGCTTCAATCTGTAAGTTAGCTAAATTTACTTGTTGTTCGTTTCCTAAATTCTGTGCGTTAATCGCTTGTGCTTGTTGTGCATTTAAAACTGCAGCATTTTGTTGGTTCTGCAAGTTTTGCATTCTAGTCTGCTGTTGTTGGTCAGCAGTTGTCATAACAGCTTGTTGTCTAAACTGACTTTGCATTGTCTTCATTTGCTGAGACATCTGTGCAGTTTGACTAGCAGCATCTTGTCTGTTTGCTAGATTCTGTAATCTTAGTTGTTGTTCTTGAGTAGACTCTTGTAAGTTTGCTTGTTGTTGATTACTTAAATTTTGAGCTGCTCTAGCTTGTAAAGCTTGTGCGTTACTTTGTGCCATTGGCATAGCACTTTGTATAATAGCATTAAAAAGTGAGTCTCTACCTACAGTAGATACACTAAGACCTCTTTGAGCCATACCAGCATTAACTGCATCAACAGCAGGTTTAGCCCATGCAGGTATGTTACCATCTTCCATACCACCTAGTAAGCTTTCCATCTGTGAAGATACTAAAGCTTCTGTAGGCAATGCAGCAACTGCAGCTTGTACTTCTACATCTTCATTAGCTATCTGAGCTGTCATAGTTGCAGGGTCTTCTACAATAGCAGCAGCAATAGCATCAGGTATATTAGCAGTTTGAGCTATCATAGATGCAGCAGCACCTTTAGCAGCTTGTCCTGTAACTACCCTAGACTTAGAAGCTTCATAGCCTACTGTGCCTATAATCTGTGCAGAAGTAGCATCATCAGCAGGAGTACCTGTGATAGCAGCTCTTTCGTTCTTTTCAGCTTCTGGAGTAGCAGCAACACCTGCACCACTATTTTTTACTTCTGGTACAAAAGCATTACCTGAAATAACAGCATCTACATTTTTAGCTTTACCAATAGCAGCTTCAGCTTCGTCTATCATTGCAGACTTAGCTTCTCCAGTAATTGTACCTTGAATATCTCCAATAGGTCCTTGAGTAACTGTACTTTGAGCAGCATCGACAGGAATAACTGTATCTGAAACAGTCTGTGCTGTCATTTTGTTAGCTGTTAAATCTTGACCTATAGTTTCATCTGCTTGGTCTGCATCAGTTGTAGAGACATCTTCTTTAGTTGTTGGTGTGCCTACTGTAGCTGCAGTAGCACCAGTAATATTTTCACTATCCATTTTAAAAGAATCAGCAGTAGAATCTAATTCTGTACCTTCTAAAGGCTTTCCGTTTTCGTCTAGTAAAGTTTTAGCATCTGGAATCTTAGGTAGGTTTTCTGGCATTGTACCACTTGCAATAGCTTCAGCACCTTTACCAGTTCTTTTTACTCTTTCTTCTCGTTCTTCAGCAAATGTAGGTTCTTTAGGTGTATCATCTCCACCACCATTATCATCATCTCCACCACCATCATCATATTGGTCTTCTCTAACCCATTTAGTTCCATCCCAAATTACAACCATACCCCCACGTGTAACTCGTCTAGTGCCTATAGGAATACCAGTAGATGTAGTTGTTGTGTTTCCATCTTCAACAGTTGTTACGTCTGTTTGAACTGGAACACCAGTATCTATTTCTTCTCTATTCCTACCATCTTCTATTACAGAAGGTAAAACAGGAGATACAGGCGTAGTGTTTTTAGGAGGTATTACAGTTGTAGTATCTGATTTAGGGAAATCAACAGCATCAAAACCATCTTTAGGTATTTTAGGTTTTTTACCTTTTAGACCTTCTAAATCTATTTTGATGTTAGGATTAAAACCTGTATAAGCTTTAACTCTTTTGGCTTTTACCTTATTGTATCTTTTTCTTCCTTTATTATTCTTCATAAGTATACCTTATAGTTTACTTGACTTCAAAGAGTTTGTCAAGCTTTTCGTCAAGTTTTTCTAGCCTGTCCATTAGTCTAGACATGTCATCTTTAAGTTCTTGTTTTGTTACGTAGTCTCGTGCTATTTCTTCTCTGGTTTTGTTTAACAATATATCTAACCTTTTAGCTTCACCAGTATTTTGTTTTATGTTATATAGGATAGGTCCTAATACTAAAGTTATAAAGACGTTCCAAATTATGTAGGTTGATATTTCCATTATACTTTATAGGTAAGAGATACACTCATTCTTATATTGTCACCTATAGTAGTTTGTGTAGCTGCTGTATAACTTGCATCTCCATCAAATACACCAATATCAAGACGTTGTGCATTAGTACCACTTGCATTTATAAGACCGTATAATTGAGAAGTCGGTCCATTGTGATGACTAATAAAAGCTGTTGGATATTCTCCTGTAGCTAAAGAAGCTGCAAAAGGTAAAGCAATCTGTGCAATTCCTGTTGATGTTCCTTTATCATCTAATTTAATTCTTATTTGACAATGGACTGTGTTTCCAATTTTAGTGTATTTTCCAATTTGAGTAACATAACTTATACCTGCATCATTTCCACCAAAAGTTAAACTTGCAGTAAAAGTACCTTCTTCGTAATCGTCTAAAGCATTAGCTGCTACTTTATCTCCATTGAAACAAATACCACCTGCTGCCAGAACACGAAACTTTTCAGCTCTTGTACCACCATTGTAAGTTTGTAATATAAAATCAGCAGTATTATCTGCACCTCTTCTTGTATATCCTAAGTCTCCTAGAGACTGTGTTACTCCTGAATCTTTAACTGCAAAAGTCATTCCTATACCAAAATCTTCTGCCATGTTTCCAGTAGTTGAATGTAAAAGATATAATGAATCTCCAAATCCTGTAGTGTTACTTCCTCCTGTTCTAATAAATTGACTAGAATCTCCTGCTCTTGTAGAAACTACACCTCCTGAAGTAGTCACACCTGCTACTGCCAACGTACTATCCAACGTAGCTGCACCAGTTACATCTAACGTACCTGCTATGTCTATATTAGTATCTAACTTAGCACTTGTAACAGCATCATCTACAATCTTAGCTGTAGTAATAGTTCCATCTACAGGAACATTAATATCAGTTTGAGTAAATGTCATAACCTCAACAGCCACACCAGTTGGAGGAGCTGTAGAGAATGTTAAAGTTGTACCTGAGATACTGTATGTTGATTTGTTCTGATATACACCATCAAAGAATACTTGTGTATTGTTTTCATTTACAGGAGCTATACTTAGAGTTAGAGTAGTATCACTACCATCCCCTGTCATTGTGTCTATGTTTAGATTAGAACCTGATACACCTGCAGCTACTGAATATACTACTAGCTTTCTTCCGTTAGCAGGAGCAGCACTCATAGTTAAAGTAGTTGTACCACTTGATGTAGCTATAGAGTATGCACTTTGTTCTTGGAATACACCGTCTACAAAAACTATTAAATTATTTTCTGATTCTGTTGTTTGACTTAAAGCAAATGCAGTTGTAGAACCATTAGCTGTAAATACATCGTGTGTAAATGTATTAGTACCACCACCACCGATAGCACCCCATGCATCTGTATAACCTTCAAATTGTGATAGTGAAGTGTTATATCTAAAGTAACCTGCAGCACCTGTTGGTCTTTGACCTGTTGTACCTACTGGTACATGTACAGCATCTGTGTTAGCACCTAAGTCAAGTGATACATCTGGTGAAGCTTGATTAACACCTACTCTGTTAGAACTTGCAACAACTGCTAATGTATTTGTATCTACTGTTAAATCACCTGCAACTGTAGCTGATGTAGCTGCTACTTCTCCACTTGAACCATATACAACAGCTTTACTATTAACTACAGAACCTGCTGTAGAACCATCTACTAAGTTAAGTTCAGCAGTAGTACTTGTAACACCATCAAGAATATTAAGTTCTTCAGGTGTAGAAGTAATCTGTGTAGTTGATACTGCTGCTAATACTGGTAATGTACCAGAGACATTAGGTAGAGATATTGTTCTATCTCCTGTAGCATCAATCGTTGTAAGAGTTGTTTCGTGTGCATCTGCTGTAGAACCTTCAAAGATTACAGCGTTGTTAGCATTCATAGTTACAGAGTCTACAATAGTCTGTGTACCTGAAACACTAATGTTTGCAACTGTTAAAGTATTTGTACTTGGGTTATATGATAGAGCTGAGTCTGTTTCAATTCCTTGAGAACCTGTAGCACCATCTACAAAAGTCAAATAGACTGATTCGTTTGTAGAGTCATTGGCTGATACTGTAACTTGAGTAGCTAAAGCTGCTGTACCTGTAGTATCTTGGTTTAATGTACCAACTGTAAAGTCTAGAGTACCATCACCATCTTGATAAGCTACTGTAATACCTGATTCAGTATTACTTGATACCATAGCACCTACTGTATCTTGTACAACTTCTGTTAAGTCTATATTGGCTGTACCATCAAAAGATACACCATGTATAGTTCTAGCTGTTGCTAAAGCTGTGGCTGTAGCTGCTAGACCTGTTGTGTCTTGGTTAAGTGTACCGATTACAAAGTCTAATGTGTTATCACTATCATCATAAGTAACCGTTATATTTGTCTCTGTATTAGAGCTAACCATAGCTCCAACAGTATCACTAATTGTTTCTGCTAATGTAACACCACCGATTGTAATTGCATCGGCTTCTAGTGTTCCGTCTATATCTGCATCACCACTAATATCTAATGTGGCTGCATCTAACTCACCACTAATGGTTATGTTTCTACCACCGGTAATGTCTTTGTTTGAATCTGTTATAATAGCTTTACTTGCTATTACTGTTCCATTTGTTATACCATCTATAAGATTAATGTCTGTAGCACTTGCTGTAACACCATCTAAGATGTTTAGTTCTGCTGCAGTACTAGTAACTCCATCTAGGATATTTAACTCTGCTGCTGTGCTTGTGACACCATCGAGTATATTAAGTTCTGCTGCTGTGGATGTTACTCCATCTAATATGTTTAGTTCGGCTGCAGTACTTGTAACTGTTGTACCATTTATAGAAAGTGCATCTGTTTCAAGTGTACCATCTACATCTACATCACCACTTACATCTAAAGAACCTGCATCAAGTTCTCCGGTAAGTGTAATGTTTCTAGCACCTGTAAAGTCTTTGTTGCTATCTACTACTATAGCTTTAGAAGCTGCAACAGTTCCTGCTGTAACTCCATCTATAGTTTCTAGTTCTGCTTCGTTAATGTCAGCATTACCAATTACAAAACTTGTACCTGTAATAGCTGTACCTGTAATAGCTGCAGCACTTGAGCCACCTATAATAGTACCATCAATAGTACCACCATTTATATCTGTTGTAGTTAGTACAGAACTTCCAAGTGTTACAACACCTGTAGAGTCTGCTATAGACCCTGCAGCAGTTCCATCTTTAGCTTTTAAGTTTGTTAATTCAATATTAGTTGTGTCTACTGTAGTAGCATTAACACTTGTAATATTACCAGTTGTTGAAGTTAATGTAGTAACAGTAGTAGCAGCAATAGTACCACCTTCTACTTTGTCACCAGAGATTTGATTATCTGCAAGTGTAAAAGTACCTGATGAAACGTCTAAAGTTTTACCAGAACCAACTGTAATATCAGAGGTTGCAATAGTTGCACTATCAATAGTACCACCGTTAATGTCTGCTGTATCAGCTACAAGGCTGTCTATGTTTGCAGTACCATCTATGTATAAATTTCTCCACTCTTGTGAAGAGCTACCTAAGTCATATGTATCATCGTCATCAGGTATAATGTTTGAGTCTACGTCAGCACCAAACACCACATTGTCAGTAGCTGCATCACCCATTGTGATTGTACCACCATTAAATGTAGTTGTGCCTGTGACTGTTAAGTTACCACCGACTGCAACATTACCTGTAGTTGTAATGGCATCAATGTAACCATGTGACCAGTAATTAGAACTGTCACCTAATGTATGTGTGCTATCAGCACTTGGAATAATGTCAGAAGCTACGTCTGCTGTTATAGTGACTGTATCACTTGCAGCGTTGCCGAGTGTTGTGTTTCCGTTTACTGTTAAGTTTGCTGTTAGAGTTGTATTGCCTGTGACACCTAATGTACCACCTACTGTAGCGTTTCCTATAATTCCTGCGTTGGCATCAACGTCTAACGTATCTATATGGGCTGTGCCATCTAAATATAAATCTTTAAATTCTAATGAGCTAGTACCTAAGTCTACATCGTTATCAGTAACAGGTATAATAGCTCCATCGGCTATGTATAATTGTTGTACTGGATTGCTACTTACTTCTACATAAAACTCAATGTAGTTGTTTGTTGTATCTATTAATACTTTGTTGTTCGGAGAAGTTTCTCCTGCATCACCGATGATACCAATAACAGGACCAGAGGCTGCTGTGCCATCATGTGCGTGACCTGTAGAGTTGTGAAAAGCGTTTACTAGCTGATTATACTCATCGTTAAAAAGTGCAGCAGTAACGGTATCACCGTCTACAAATGAACTCTGTCTTACATATCCTGCCATTTTGTTATTCTCCGTTTAAAATCTGTTTTGTTATTATCATTATTATGCAGTTGTATACTGTACTTGCATCATAAAATACACACTATTTGCTACTTTCCATGCTTGTGCATTTGTAGTGCTTTGGTCTCCTATACTGCTAATAGTAAAATCTGCATTTTGAGCTACATAACCAGTCGGACAAGCATTAGCAAAACAAGTAGTATGATAAAATATAACACCACCATAACTAGTTGAACTACTTACTGAAGTAAAAGGTAATCCACTTATTTTGGCATATCCACTACCTGCATTAGTAATGTTAAAAGCACTTGAATATATTTGAGCAGTAACCGTATTTCCTATTTTAGTATATTTACCACCTGTAAAGCTTGTCGAACTTGCTGCAAAACTACCACCGGAAGATGATAAAGTTGCTGTCCATGTACCTTCTTCATAGTCATCAAGTTTGTTTGCTGAACCTGTACCACCTATAAAAGCACCACCACTAAGATAAATATCTTTGTAACGAAAAGATGATAATCCAATGTCTACTGTGTTGTCTGATACACCTCCAGAATTGTTTAGAGGTATATAATATCCTTCACCAAAACGTAGTCCTGTGTGACCTGAAGCAGCACTATATATCAAAACATCATTGCTAAGATTACCTATGCTTCCAACAACTGTGTCATCTTTTGCAAAATGAACAATATCTCCATCCGAGGTATTTCTATTAAAATGTGCTGAATAATTTTCAGCAGCACAAAAGAAATTTCTACCATCTTGACGCAAACTTGTTCCAACAGCTCCACTACTTGCCGAAGTTTGTCCTATTAATACATTTTCACTAGAGTCAATAGTTATGGCAGTAGCGTTGCCACCATCAACAATACTAGGCGTACTAGATAATTCTATAGGGGTTTTCGTTAATGCCATAATCTATTTCTCCGTTTTTATTTATGCTGGGGAAGCAGCTTCGTTAGCAGCTTTCTTAGCGTTCTTAACTGTAGTAGTCCATACTGCTGTACAAATGCCTTGCACTTCTGTAGACTCACTAGATACGTCTGTATCTGTATGTGTCCAAGAGTCATCTGCATTTTTTACAGATGATACGCAATCAAGTACTTTCCTGTGGAAAGACCTTGTAAGCTCTACACCATCTTCTTTAAGCACAGTTGCTTCACGAATTTGAATTGATTTGTAGTCTCCTACAACTTCAATCTTATCTTCTACTATTTCTTTTGTTATTGCCATTTTATTTTCTCCGGTCTGTATCTAGAATCCACTAGATATAAGGTTTATAAATGTGAGTACTTTCGTACTCGGTTTACACTTTCGTGTTCGTTAAAATCTTTTTTTATACTTCTGCATCACGTTCTGCTCTAGTCTTATAGTCTGACCTAGCAGTTACAAGCGTTACAAAGTCTGCTTGATTGCTTGGTATTGCATCTGTAAAGCTATCGTCATTCATAAGTTTTGTAGTCCACTCTTGTTGCATACGTTTCCAACAATTATTTTTTTTACCTGTTACAGCATCTTGCACCCATTGATTAATGTCTGTTAAGTCATTAAGCATGGTTGCTTGTTCTGTGTCGTTTACTGTTACTGTTATTGTTAATGTTGCCATTTTTTTATCTCCTTTAAGATTGATTATTTCGTCTATTGTTTATGTTATTAAGTAGCTAAGTAGCCTGAAAAACTGGTCCAAATACCACCATGTATATCGGTTTGTGCTGTTCCACCCCCCTGATAAATTTTTAATAATGCTGTGTCATTTGCATCCATGTCTGCTAAAACTGACAACTGCATCGTATAATAAGCAGCATCTTGTCCAAAATCAGGGTCAACTATGCTGTAATAAGTTCTATTACTAGTTACAAGATTTATATGATAGTAAGCTGCTGCTGAGTCCACATCTTGCAGACGTAGATTAACATTTAACTGATACTTACCTGTTACTGGTGCTGTAAATGTATTACTTGCAAAGTTAGAACCTATATCGTATATTTCCGTACCAAAAGCTACAACAGTCTCGTCATTTACTGTTATATTGCTTTGAGAGGATGTAGGGACAACTGAAAAAGCAGGTTGACCCGGCATTGATACTATTTTATTACTATCCCAAATAATAGCTGCGTTATTTAAATTAGCGTTACCAGCAAGTAGCCCTCCACTACTTGTAGATACAGCTAATCCTCCTTGTGTAGTATCTGGGTCAACTCCTAAATCTACATAACCTTGAGTACCACTAGCATTTGGAGCATTAACTCTTATTGCTTTTATATTACTATCGTTTACGCTATGTTGAAAACGAGCTAATAAATCACCAGATGTAGCAGTTCCAACTACAGTTAAAGCACCATCAGGAGCAGATGTATTTATTCCTACTGAATTATTACCACCATTTACAAATAAAGCATGAGCATTAGTATCTGATTCGACTCTAAAGTCTGCATCTACAGAATTTTCATTAAAAACTGTATGTCCTCCAGCATCACAAGTAACAACTAAACTTCCATCTTTTCCCCATGCAAAATGAGGGTCATCTACATTTGCACCACCTATTCTAAACGTATCTGAAGCATCATCATGCCCTATAGTAAATTGTGCTGTACTATCATTAAAAAATTTAATTTCTGTATCTGAACCACTTGCAGCATCTAATCTAATTCTTGTATCTCCTGAAGCTGCTTTTAAATCTAATATTTCAGCAGGAACTATTCCAACTCCTAAACCACTAGAATCTATTCTAATTAAATCTGTGCCTCCAACTTTTATATCGATTTGGTCATCTGTATCAGCAGTTATTGTAGTATCTGCATCGGCATCAAGAATCATTTCGTTACCATTTAAATCTATAAGGGATGCTTTTGTTATTGCCATTTGTTATCTCCTGCCTGAAGGTATATAGTCTACGTATAAACCGTTAATTGTGTAAGGGGCTTTGGTGTCCTCACTAATAAATGTAAAATTGTTACTGTGTCCACTACCTAATAGTGGTACTCTTATAAGTGGGTTCTCACCACCACCAAAGGTGTTTAAGTTAAATACAGCATCACCAAATTTAGATGGTGGATTAATAACTCCTAAATCAAATAGTGTAGGAGGTTGTGCTGTATTTGTATCACCATAATTAAATCTAACTTGTACATCAGGCTCTACTTGTCCTTCTGTACCACAAGATACTTTTAGGTAATGTAAAGTTTTTAAAGTTCCTAAGTCACCATAATCATAGTCAGGTGTTTCGTATCTTGCTAAAACTTTTGTACCATCAAAAGTAAATCCTGAGTCATGTGTGTGTACATATCCATCTGTATCTCCGTGATAATATCTTTCTATTGTATTGTTATCAAATCCTGAGTTACAAGCTGTTGACTCTATTCCTCTTGTTTCTGACCATTGGAATCCGTCTGGTCTTAATGTTCCTATAATTCCACGTTGTACATTATTAGAGAAACTTGTATTTGTATAGAATAATCTGTACTGAGATTTTTCTCTAATAACCATGCTACTTATAATAAACGTGTCAATCTGTGTAGCTATGTCTGTTACTAAAGGTTGTATAGCTTTACTAACAGTTCCTAATTCAACGTCACCAATTCTTGCAGTACCAGCAACTGTTCTTAGTCCATCTGGTGCTAAGAATATTAAGTCACCACCAATCTCTTGAATACTATAGCCACTTAAACAACCTACGTTTTCGGCTACAGGTACTACAGCTATGGTTGAGCTGTTGTTTATATTTATAAGTTTATGTATACTATTTTTACAAAATATAAATAACTCATCACGGAAACTTTTAATACCTACGATTTGGTCTGATATAGTTATTGCACCTGCCCCAGTACCACTAAAGCTATCAGGGTCATTGTACACACTATAGTAAACACTATCTAAGTTATCTTCTACTCCTGCAGCTATTAAATGATGGTCATGTACTGTTAAAAATTTAACACCTTTTGTACCTGTAACAGTAATTTCTGAACTAAAAAATGTTCTTGATGTTAAACCTCCAGTACCTTCCATTCTAAAACTGTAAGGCTTATTAGCTCCATCTGAGATAATAACTTCACCGTAGTCGTAAGTAGCTCCTTCAAAAATTACAAAACTTGCTTGTCCTTGTCCTGTTCTAGTAAGAGTGCTTCTACCTGTAAAGGTATTATAGTCATCTCCACTACCAGATACAGAAGCTCTTCCTATATCTATCCAAGTAGCTCCATCAACACTAAAATAAATAGCTGTACCTGCACAACATATAACACCATCTGCGTATGGGAAAACTCCTAGAATAGTTGTAGAAGCTCCTGTTGGTTGTGTAGGGGTTACATCTCCTACTTTGTATTTAGTGTAACCATTAATTCTTCTATATCCACCTTCTATAGAGACTTCAAAGTTTTTTAAATCTCTAGCTGAACCGGGAGTCTTAAGTAAGTCTATTGAGTTGGAAGACTTAATTAAACCACCAGCACATGCAACGGTATATGGTTGCGAACCTGCCATCTAGAAATATCTCCTATCGTCTGTCATATACTTAGGTGTTGGATTCATAAGATTAGATTTCATCTGTCTTAATTCTTTTTTGTATTCGTCTAATGCAAACGAAGCTTGTTGTGGGCTTTCTTTAAACTGCCACACATAATATCTAGTTCTTGCTGTTATAACATTACTATATTGTTCTGGTAAAGTTATAGTATCTCCGTGTGCACTTAGCTTTGTGGGTTTATCAAAAGCATAAAAATGTACGTTATAAACTTTGTCAGGAATTGGACTTAATCCAAATTTCCTACTATCTGGAGATTTAATTACAAATTGTGGTTCTCCATAGTTTTGTGAATCTGCATCATCTGCATTTTCAGCATCTCTGTAGTATCTTTTCCAATCAGCTAAAGTCATAAACTTTAATCCTTTGGAAACATGTGGAGCTGATTCTCCACTTACATTAATAGTTGTGACATAAAAATCATCCCAATCTACTGATGCATAGTCTGTAGTGATACTAGAACTACCAGACTTTAAAGTATACCATCTTTGTCCAGCAACTGAAGCGACTGTTACATTCCCATAAAAAGGGTCTGTACTACCACTTAGCCCTGCACTAAAAAATGGAAGCTGAGGTTCAGCATTAGCTATATCAAATATAGATTTATTTACTGCATCTTTTACAAACTGTTGTAATCCTACAGCATTTGTAAAGTTTGCAGACGTAAGAGGAATCTCATTGAGTTCTCTTAATACTTCATTTGTTAAATCTAAATATGTTGTAGCCATTTATATTCCTCTAGCAGGGTTTAGCTTTAGGCATAGCTTCTGCTTTGCCACCATGTTTCATTCCTTGTCGAGCATAACCACCACCCATTTTTTTCTTTCTGGCTTTGGCTGCTTCTTTTTTTCCTTGTTCTGTGTATGGGTATTTTTTTCCATTTACCATTGGCATATTTATCTCCTTAAAAAGGTGGAGAGGTCCGTTAAGACCCCTCCGGGTTGGTATTAATCAATACCGTAGAATGCACTTACTAGAGCTTCATCTCTAAGTACTTTCGCACCATAGACATGTAAGCCTCTAACTATGTCACCAAACGATGTTGGGTCTCTTAACACTTCTGTTGAGAGGATAGTATTAGCAGTTGCAGTAGATGACATATGACCAGCCATACATTTACCAGCAGCATTAGATGTTGCAGCAATGTTGTTTGACTTGTACATATCAAATCCACGTAGTTTTCCACTTGAAACTAAGCCATTTCTAATTGAGCCTTGACCTGCGTTGAAGTCTACAGACAATAGTTTAGAAGATGACTGACCTAAAACCTCGTAGAAGTCAGGACTTGCAACAAACCAACGACCTTCTTCAGGTACGTTCTGTTCGTCTAATAGTCTTGCCATTCTAGCCATAAGGTCTAGAGGGTCTGTTTCACTAGTTTGTCCTAAATCAGCAGCACCTGAGCCATCGTAGACTCCTGCAGCTAAGTCAGTTGCACTATCAGCACCTAACACGTGGTCTGGTGATGAAGCTGAACATCCAGCAAACATAGTAGCTAACACAGCAGCATCATATGAATCTTTCAATGCATATGCAGCAGAGCTGGAAGCAATCTCTTTGAAGTTGACATGTGACATATTAGTTTCAATATCATCTACGATGAATTTGAAAGCTTTAGCACTATCAACAACCAAAGAAATTTCTTGGTCTGTTAGTCTAGTTTCAGTTGTGTCGCTATTTCTTGTGTAATCTGACACAGAAATAACTGGTTCTTTGATAATCTTTACAGAGTCTCCGAAAGAGGATATTTCACCGGCATAGTCGGTGTTTGTAATAGCTTCAATTACCGAGGCTTTTCTAAAGAAGTTTAAAACCTTTTTAGAGTAAACCGAAGGTAAGAAGAAACTATTAGTTTGTCCACTTACGGAGTTTGCAAAGTTAGCATTTGTATCTGTTGAGGGTTCAAAAAATTGAGCCATGATACTTTCTCCTTGTAGTTATTATAGTTTAATCTGAGATTCTGCCTTCCTGCATAGCATCTGATATAGCAACTTCGTGCTTATCAAATTCTTGTACAGACATGGCTTCTATCTCCCTTAATGACCATACTTTCTCCTGAGCTGGTTCTATACTAGTTGTTTTAGTAGAGACCATATCTGCAGCAGATTGTCTAGTCGGTTTAGAATTTGACTTAGTCGTTTCAGTAACATCCATACCTATATCACGTTTAAATAAATCTAAAGCACGTGAAGCTAAATCGGCATCATCATCATTATCATATACCCAAGCTTGGATAGATTCATGTTGTTCTTTTGCCCATTCATGGAAATCATCACTATTTCTGATATCACCAAAATCAGGATGTTTGTCCATTAACCTTTTTTCTGCATCTTGTCTAACTAATTGTAGTTCTCTTTCTTGGAGTTTACTAAGGCGTTCTTCTAGAACTTTTGCTTTAGATTCGCTTTGTAGATGTGCTACAGTTTCGACAACTTCATAAACATCAGGATATTCACTTTTAAACTTTTCTAGTTCTTCTGCAGTTTTTGGAGCTTTATAGTCAGGTTGTTTAACTTGACTTAATAACTCTTCTTCTCTGCCTTTAAACTCATTAAGTTTAGAATCATAATGTTTTTTTAAATCATCATATCGTTTTTTGTAATCTGGTTTCTTATAAGGGGTTACCTTTTTAGATTCCAACTCTTCTCTATTTACACTTCCTTCTTCATTGATTTCGGTTACGTCATCGCTGGTAAAAAGTTTATTTTGAGGTTCTTCAAAAAACAATCCTTCAGATGATTTAAAAGGTTTATCTTCATAGTGCCAGTCCTTTTTTGCATTATAGGGATTTGGCGTTTTTTCTTTTTCGACTTGTGTAGTCATTTTCTTTTCTCCTAATTGGGGCTTTTGTTCACAAGGTAGCTCTATGTCGACTAGAGGGCTTGTATTGTAAAGGTAGCCTTTCGGTTTGTTTTAATAGAGTGCCTATAAATAGGGTAGCTCTATTGCTTTTAGCTTCTGACGTATCTTGATTGTGTAGATGGGTCCATCATACGTTTTTTAATTTCATCGCCTACTAAGTCTTCATCGTCAGGAACAAAGCCCCTGTCGAGTACAACTGTTTTGCTTTGAACATTTGCGTTGATTTCTTCTTCTCCACTATCGGCAATTCCACCAGTAGCCATTCCTTGTCTTTGGTCTGCATTAGATTCAGCTTCCATCATTATAGCTTCTAAATTATCAGCTCCGATTTCTTCTACAGCTTTTGCAGTAAAGACAAATTCTCCATCCGATAACCTTGCAGGTATCGAATCTGAGACTCCTGTGCCCGGTCCTTCAACAGGACCTTCTCCAGAAAATTCTGAAGCAACGTCAATTACTTTGTCAAATATGACACTTAGTTTATCGTTGCTTTCTAGTTGTTCGTTTAAAAATTGTATTTCTTTTTCGTCTAATGCTTCTTTCATTAAAAAATCTACATAATCGTCTTCCATTTCTGAATCACTAGACATTGATTGTTCGTATTCGTTGTGTGTTGCTCCGGGCATTTCAGTACCATCTGGCATAGTATGCATAGGCATATCATCAGATAAAAGCGAACCACCTTCTTCTTTATTGGTTCTGTACATACCACCCATATATTTAGGCTCTCTATCTTTGACAGCTTCTTTCATAGACTCAGTTTTATTTCCGTCTTTATCTAAATCTAAGTAATCTGGTTTTAACATTTTATTCCTCTTCTTTCCTATTGATTGCTTCTTTAACCTGCTGCTCCAACGTCTCTAAGCGTACCAGAGAATTCACTCTCCCCTGCGACCGGCACATTTCCTGTTCCGATGTTGCCACCACCAGTACCTGTAACTCCGAGTTCTTGAGGTTGCTGAGGTGCTCCTTGAACGCCTCCCATTGTGGGCTGTTGACCAGAGGGTTGAGCCTCTTCGCTAATTGTTTGTCCAGCATTTTGCATTCCTATTATTTGTGCCATGATAGCTGCTTCTTCAGGGTCATTGAGTATTTCATCAGGGTCTAAGTCTAAGCTATAAGCAAGTTCACTTATTAGTTTAGAAATCTTAACGAATGGAGCAACAGCAGGATTTTGTGCAGTTTGTAAGAACATAGTAAGCCTTTGGCTTCGTACTTCTTTTTGCATCAGGCTATTTGTTCCAGTAGCTTTAACTTCTAAGTCACCTTTAACATCCAACTCATCTTCTAAGAATTGCATGTTCCATTGGAAATAAGATTCACCCAATGGTTTTAATAAAAAGTCGTCAAG